TTTTCTCCTCCTGGTTGGGCCTGAAGCCTTACTTCTAAATCTACCCTGTCCACTTCCAACTGCCGTACCTCTAGTACTTCCAGAATATGCTTTTTTGTCTTCGGTTGTTCCCCTTTTATAACGTCTTCGCCTTACCATAGTAACCTCCTTAAGGTTAGTATTTAGATTATCTCTCCTTGGCAACGCCAATATAATCTACTGTCATTGTCTTAGCAACAGCTTCACCATTCTGGATACCAAAACCTAGACTCAGGTCGGTATCAGGAAGGTAATCTGTCACAGCAGGGGTAGATCCTCCCAACAGATTCTGGGTAGCTTTAACAACATCATCAACATAAACATAGAGGAATTGATATCCGTCAAAATAAAAGTCCAGCTTCATAAAGGTGGCATCTGCAACTGTAGCAATGGCTGCATTTGCAAGCTGACCCGAAGAGGAATCCTTCTGACAGTAGAAATCTAAATTTGTATCTCCATCATCCTTCTGGAAGTAAATCCCATCAGTCGCAGAAAGAGGTGAAGTATCAGTGACATGAAGGCCAACAATGAAATCAGACTGGGTGGCATCGCTGACTTTAACCCTGGATGTGAACCAGATCTTTTTACCAGCAGCAGGAGTAATAAACTCTTTTGGAATCTGCTGGAATGAAGCATCATTATCAGAACTGGCATTAGTTACCAGAAGCAGTCCACCATCACCATCAGAACAAGCCTGAGTTGCTGATCCAGTTTCAGTTACTGTCCAGTCCAATTGATCAGCATGAGAATCATAAGTAACAAAATCATTAAAATATTCTACATTCCTGAAAGGATCTGGAGCTGGAAACTCTCCAAATGGATGACCTTTTTTTCTAGTTGAAACTCCTGAAGTATATCTTGTTGGCATGATAGCTCCTTTGCATGAAGGCAAGCTTCACAGATCTAACGATCCACAAATTAGCCTAAGTATTGACATAAAACTGTGTAAGTAAAAGTAGGGGTGCTTGAACCCCCGATAGTTCCAACCATTCTCCAATCCCTGGGGATATGATCTCCAACTCTTCTATTGCTTACAGCTGCAACGGAAGGATAAATTATCAGGTCATCGGTTCCCGTAGCATTCTTCTGGGCAAAAGCTCCACCAGAGATATCTACATATAAACCCGATAAACTGTCTTTTGCCTGAACCTTGACATCCAGTGTCGGTGACGTTCCGCTCCGAGCTGAAATGTCCAGGTATAAACGTACTCCCCTGGCTCCATCGGGCGATACCTGATCATCACTGTTCTCGCTTGAAGTCCTGGCTGAACTGGTGAAAATAACTGATTTTCCAAAAACAATCGCCATAATAAGATCCTTTAAGGTAGCCGGGCAACCCAGTCTCCCCTTCTAAAAGGTCACCCGACCAAAATGCTATGCTCCGGCAGAACCAAAGACCGCTCTGGGGTCTGTCCAGCCAAACACATAACGAGCCGTTGCTTTATAACGAGCATTCTCCGTGTCGAAATCATTTTCGCCAACAGAGAAGTCGTCAGATCTCCGCTCAAAATGCTTCATTCCATCAGGCACATTCGTGATAATGAACCAGGCATCTGTATCGGAGAAGTAATGATTCACTTTAATGCCATCAGGGAATACGTTCATGGTATTGAGCGCATTGATGGCGTTATTGCCGGTATCATGCTCAAGGGAAGACTTGAGTATTCTTTGTGACTCGAAAGCCAGCGCTGGGGGGATTACCAGACATCTTGGCATAATCGAGATCCGAAGACCCCTGTTGTCCTTGAGATTTTGAATATCAATGGCTGCCTGTTCTAAAGCAGCGGTTGATAAATCAGCGGCTGGGTTGACAATGTTCGAGAACGTGCTGCCGTCGGTAGGATGGGATGCGTCACAAAGTTCAACTCCATCACCTCCGGTATAACTCGAATTGAAAGCCCGGTTAAAAATATTAGCTCCAACTGTTTCCTTGGTTTGTCGCATGGAAAAAGCGAGAGAACGGCTACGCTGTTTTCCTATTTGTCCGTATAAATCGTCTTCATACATTTCCCTGGTGATAATGAATCCAAGGCCGTAGGTGACGTTTGTATACCGTTTGACAAACAGCTGCTTAGCAGAATCGTAGGAGATTCCAGACGCTTCAGCCTTCTTAGGGGCTAAGCCGAAACCGCTGACAGCTACTTCTTCTTCGTAGGCTTTGTCAGAAGATTCAGTTGTGAATATGTCAGAATATTCTACTTTATGCTCATCATACTGTGCGCCATACCAAGCGTTGATTCCCGGCCAGAGAGCTTTCGCAAAACTTCCGGTAGTAATTACGCCTGCCATAGTTATACTCCTCTCAAATGATTAAAATTAGATGCCAGTGGTTGTGGTCAGTCGATGCTCATTAATCATCACTTCCCAGTTTGCATTGTCACCCACTGCGTTGTCTTCACGTTGAACTAACTGAAGGATACGAAGTTGAGCTGTCGCTGTTTTAACGTCAGAGGAATCCAACTCCATGCCTGATGATCCCGTAGTAGTACTCCCACTACCTACAACAACATCAGCATTGTTTCCGACAGCAGTCACAGCAATATTCCCTCCGGTAGAGTCCTCTTGGATCTCATAAACTGCATGAGGATCGACACATACATACATATTACGAGCTGTTGAGGCTTCAACGTAGTTAATTTCCAGGGACCCATATTTAGGTTCCAGTCCAACAACTACGCCAATAACGGTATCAGTTGCAGCAGCTTGAATCGCTGTTGGAACACCGTCACTATTAGCCGTACCGCTCATCTTAACTAAGTCTCCAACATAAACAGCCGTTCCATCGCTGGAAGGATGCTCGAAGGTTCTTAGCTGTGCAGTGTGAGGGCCACCAGACAAAGTACGCACCCATTTTAGTCCATTTGGATTGTCTGCATTTGCCATAATAAGCTCCTTAAATTTTTAATAAAAACCCGATGCTATCGAGATATGTTGATGCTACCTACGTAGGCATCAGCACCCCCCATTCCCGTTTCTGAATGACCATCTTGTCTAAGTTTTTCTTCTCTAACACGGGGGTCCATCGAGCGTTCGGTTTCATCAATATTTTTTTGTTTTTTAGCCTGGTCCTCTTCGTACCATTCTTTTTTGATCCTCATTAGGACTGCTTTGTCCCCACCGCCAACACTCTTCTCAACATAAGAAGCTAATGGAGCGGGATCTCCGGGGCCACGCTGTTCTGCAACAGGGGCTTTGCTTTCGACCGCCTCATAACCCGCATCTTTAAAACGGGGAACACGGTCTTCGATGTCGTTCACAAATCTATATTTGTAAGCTGGATCCTGCTCATTCCACTTAAGTCTGTTTCTGTAATAAATGGGAACCCTTCCTTTAGGTCTGCACTCCGCACGATTCCCAGTTTCCGGTTTTCCTTTTGCTTTACTCATTCTAACTCTCCAATCGAGGCTAATTCATTAACGTACTGCTGAATAGATTTAAAAGCTCCCTGACGAACAAAACGGTTAGCGATGTCCCTCTGGGCAGAGCTTAGGTCAGATTCGGTATATCTTTTCTTACCTCTGCTGGATCTTGGCCGGCCGCCCTCAACTGAAGGCGCCCTGTCCCGGTTCCCGTTATGAAAAGCCTCGTGGTCGGGAAACCTTGCCTTTACTTCACTTAAAACCTGGTTAAGAGACTCTTCCATATCCAGTTGTTTTCCTGATTCCCTGGATTTTTGAATCATTCTCGAATGACGACTGACTGCATAATCCTGTAATTCCTCATCAGACCACCATTCTGCATTCTCAGCCACAAAACTCTCAACCGCTGGATGCATCGGATCCTGCTGCGGTGAAGGAGCGGCTCTCATCCTCTCATCAATCTGAGAAACCTTCTGACTGTCGGAAGATTCAATAGCATATTTTTTCTGCATATCAAGATCGTTCATGTACTTGTTATACTCGTACTGATCTTTCTTGATGAGATGCGACTTCATATCGTGAACGGTCTGGCGTAAATCCTTGTTGCTTTTGTTCAGCTTATGGATACGCTCATAGATAGGCTGCCTGTCCACGAACTCACGAGCGGAAACCCATCCACCTTCTTCCCCATCGAATTCTTCCTTGGGCTTCCAGCCCATATCCTTTGCTTTTTCTTCAACATTTTCTTCCTTCGACTCCTGACCGCTAAGATCCTTTTCTTCCGGCATTACCATTCCTCCTGTAAACTCCCCAGACATCCTCGTCGTTAATCATCCGAAGATTTGTTCCTTCTTCTTCGATTTCGACTCCGGCATACTGGGCGTATCTAATTGTATCCCCGACCTTACACCAGGGATTATTTTCAGAACCGTCACGGTAAGCTTTCCATGCAGTTGAGCCTACAGCGACCACCGTTCCCTTTGTGCTCGCACGATTCTCTCTGTCGACTTCTCTTTGTGGTTTGTAAATTAAACCGCTGGCGGTTTTTTCGTCTGTGTTTAAATCGGGTCGTACTAAGACCCTGTGTCCTGCGGGTTCTAAAGACATGGACTCCTCCAGTGAATTGAGCTCTAATTTAAAATCGACTCACTGAGAGTCCCGACTGCGGGCTAGTCAAGCCCTGACTGCCACAGTCCGTCTAAAACGTAGGTTAGTTCTTCGATGCGGCCTTCCCTCTTGGCTACTGCTGAGAAGGTTCTCTCCATAGAGGTTTCACGCAGGTCCGACTGCATCCGGAGGTCCAGCCTCTTCTTCGCCAAGTGGCTCAAGACCTTCCTGGTCGACTGGAGCGACATCCATTCCTGTATCTCCTCTTTGTTCATCCGCTATATTATTCAACATTTCCTTTTCTAAGTCTAGAAAAGCCTGCTCCTTATTTGTGTCGGCTGCCATTGCTGCCATTTGTTCCTGGGATGCTATCTTCTCCCGGTTCATCTCAAACTGGGATTGCGTCCTGAGCTGTTCCTGATCTCTCTGGGACTGGCTGCTGACTATATGCTTGGTAAGATCCATCTCTGATTTAAACTTTTCAAGAGCAGGCCTGCCGGTTATCTCTTCAATCTTGGCACGGTTTAACTCAATCTCGCTTTGCAGCTTTTCAATTTCAACCTGTGTTTTTTCAGTCTCTGCCTGCATTTGCTCTAGCTCAACGGGAAGTTTCTGCTGTTCCATTTCCAGTTTTGCCTGGACTTCAATCATCTTGGGATCTGGTGGAGGTTCTTCCGGCTCAGGAGGCTGCGGGGGATGAATCTTTTCAAGTTCTTCATCCGGGACTTTTAAAGCCTTGAGGTAATAATGTGTGACTTCCCAGGGATTGACTCCGGGCATCTCCATGGTATTAAGTAAAGCCTCTGCCCTGAATAGCTGCTGTACGTCGGTACTCATATTGGGATCAGCAACGGGTCTAACATCCAGGTCGTCTGTAGCGTAATCTTCACGGGCAACAATCTTTACCTGGTCAAGCACCCGGAAGTATTCTTCATTCTCAAGATAGATATAGTTAAGCCGGTATAGTTTCCTGAACTCCTTGGTCATTGAACGGTAGAGTCGTTTAAAAACCGAGTTAAAAACTTTAATCCCCTGTTCGATTAGCGCCAGTGTTGTTGTTGCAGGAACATTAGAGCGATTCTGCTGTCCGGCAAGCAGCTCCGAAGAAGAAGCCAGTTCTTTCCCAGCTTCCAGCAGGACACCCAGCAACTGGAATAGCGCCGATGAAGGCTCTCTCGCAGGCATCGGCATGATGCCATCCTTCATCTCATGGGCAGCAAGGTCTAGAACCTTAAACTCCCCGGCTTCCAGCCTGATGGTATCGTTTTTTTGCCGCCCAAATTGCTTGGAGACAAAACCGCTTTGAAGATTTGCTAATGCCCCTGCGTCCAGCAACTCGTTAATCGTCGTGTTGACAGCTTCGTTAATCGCAAACAGCAGGCGACCAAACCCGTAGTCATAAAACTTCCCTTCAAAATCAGGGATAAACGAGTACTTAGTGAAGTATTGAATGGGATCGATCCGTTCAACCATCCCCTTGTTTGGTCCTTCTTTTATCATTTGGACGCTTTGGGGATCATAACGGGCTACAATCCTGAAAACACGCTGGTTGAAACGGTTGACGGTTACGATATAAGGTTCATCGTAATCATCGCCGTCCAGATCCATCCAGCAGTGCTGTTCAAGAAAGTCGTGAGGTTTGTCCTCACCCGTATCTTCTTCAATATTCTCTACGGAACCTTCGATGAATAAGCCCACCCGTTCCCGTTCAGTGATTTCATTTCGGTAGAGGGAAATCTTGTGGGTGATTCTTCGACAGGAGTCTAAGTCCCTGGTGGTGTCATTGTTGACAACCAAGTCATTGGGCAAACACAAATCAGAGCGGTTCCTCTGAAGAACCGGGTCATAAAATGTCTTTCTAAAAACACAGCCAAGTACCGGCAGTGCATGAAGCAGCTTATCAAATTCCTCTTCCCACTCACTCATTTGCTCAATGAGCTGATAACTCATGTGGTCAGAGATACGGTCCGCCCTGGCTTTCTTTAATCCTTCAGGATCTGAACCGGTAACTTTTCCCTGTACAACTTTGGAACCCTTAACTAATTCTGGATATGCCCTTGATGCAAACTGAAGACTCGACTGGGCAATTAACGGATACTTAACATTTGCCGAATTAGGCCAGGGGTATGTTTTTCTTTCCATGACCTGCTTGGCAACCTTAACGGATTCTTCGTTCTGGGAAGTCCATTCCGTCCGGCTGTCTTCATCGAGATCGTATCCACGAATAACCTCAATAGCAATTTTAGACAGAAGGGACTTATCAAGTTCTTCCGCAATATTCTGGCTGCGAATAAGATCTTCTATTTTTAACTTAGCTTTGACGCCAAGCATTAAGTAACCAATCCGGGGAGACAGGTTGTTTACTTTTCATGTACGACCGGATGAGTAAGGCCCATCCAGTGAACTAAAACCCTTGTAATCGAAACAATGATGCTGTCGTCCCTAGTGGTGGGGGTGAATCTAGCGATAATGCTGGCCCCTCCAAGAATAGTTAACACGGCATTGCCAATTTCTAATACACTGTTCCAAATTGAAAAAACATCCATGCCTAAAAGATTCATCAATATCCTCCAACGGAACTTCTTCCCGTTCGTTTCTGGTTAAACCGGTCTGCGACAAAGTTATCTTCTTCGTCGTACAAAGTACCGTACACCGAATTGTCGGCAAATGTCAAAGCCAAAGAATCGCCAAGATCCGGTGAAGCCATGCCACGACGCTTCATATCTTCTTTTTTCTCCAGCAAAAGCTGCTCTCGCTTGTTATAAGTATACATCGGACCGATAAGATCCGTCAAAAGCTCATTTCCATAAGGTAATTCCACGTCCCCGCCTAACCATGCTTTCATCCTTCCCCACATCTCAATCCTTTTGTTTGCATAAGCGATCGTATCTACAGGTTTATGGGAAGAGTTGACAGCAATCACAATGGATGAGTGCCTCCCCCTGCGTAGAGCATCTACAACACCGGCGCCCAGTCCTCCCTCGTCAACAAAAATACCCCGTGGTTTCATTTTGTCCACCAGTATGTTTACCAGGTCGGCTACCTGCATGGTATCTTTGTTTCGATATTTCACCTGTTCCAGTACTTTCCGCCCCATACGGAATGTGAAGACGGTTTGGTCATCACCGAAGCGGGCAACGTCAACTCCCATCACCAAATCCATCCGCCTAAGATTTCTTTCATCTACCTTAAACTGCATAGCCCGCTCAACATCTTCAATAGAGATGAATTCTGTAAGTCCTGAACGGGGGAACACTCCCCTGACCCGTATCCTGACCCAGTCGGAGTCTTCACCATGGTCTTCAACCCACTCATTTATCTGTGTTTTGCTGGCTTTCTTGGACTCCCTTGAATCAATCTGGAAACAGTGCCATCGATGCTTGTAACGGTTAAAACATTCCTTAAATCGGCCAGTATTGCGTACAGGATTGCCAAATGCCACCCAAATAGCCCCCTTGGTGGTCATCGCACCCTCGGTAGCCTCCCATATAGGGTCTTCTACGGCAGATCCCTCGTCATAAATGATTAAAGTTCCCCGTTCTTCATGGGTTCCCTGGAAAGCATCAGGATTATTGGCGCTCCAGGGTATAGCAGCAGCAAACCAGGTCTCTTCGTTGTCAACATGGTAGAATTTAGTAGCCGTCCAGTTAAACCACTCCCTGTTAATGACTAATTTGTGCCATTTTGACAGCTCACGCCATGTTTTTGTCTTCAATTGGGACTCAGTACCGGCAGTTACGACGATCTGAGGGTTAGGTCGAGTGCTCATAAACCACAAAATGATCCATGAGATGAGTGCGGTCTTACCTATCCCGTGGCCTGAAGCAACAGCAACACGGCAAGAGTCTTTTTTTTGCTGCAAATCCCCGGCAATCGTCTTTAAAATCTGGATTTGCCATCGATCAGGACCGGATTCATCCCTGAGAGGGGTTCCTGGCTTCTCCCAGGGGAATGCCAGTGACACAAATAAAGCTGGGTCATGTACTGTGGCTGCAAGAAGTTCTGTTTTTTCTGCCAAACTTACTGGCGTATTACTTTTAGCTCTCGGCATTAAGATAGTGGGTTCAAGCGGGGAGAATTGCTATTCTACTACAGCCTCTCTAGTATCATTCCCTTGGTGAATTTAGTTCCAGGACAACTCTTGTAAGGAGCATACTGCCTGTGAAAAACTATCCAGTAATTGAATTTCTCTTTACTGATTCCCAGACCGATTCCCTTAACACCCATAGAATATCGATCCCGTATAGGATTAATCAGTCTTTTTACCAGTAAATCGAGCATCTCAGAAGATGGTTCATCCACATCATAATTCCCTACACAGCAAATGTGAATAGCCCTTCTGTTCATTGTATCCTGGTAACAGGCAGCAGCATTGTCCTGTTCCGGCCTTCCTACCAGAGCCTGATACTTGCCTTCGCATTTTTCTACGCCATAATGATAGCCAATGTCGTCGAACTCATAAACTCCGCCTTCTTCCTTTTTCTTTGTATGGTAGCGTTCAATGTCATCCCAGCTAACTGTGCTACTGTCCTTAGTTAAGCTGTGATGAATCATTATATGGGTTTTTTTCATCGACATCACGAGTTGCTTCGTCAAAGAGCACCGGGTAACCTTCCGGTCCCCAGGCATCAAAGCATAGTTCTTGAAATTCATCAATATAGGAACGTCTGAATTCCTTTACTATTTCTGGATGAGCATACCGCTTGCCATTTCTCTCAACATATGGATAGCGGCTGGAGTCTGGTTTTATAAGCTTTAAGACTTTAACTTCCAGTCCAGCAGCTCGCTTGATCTTTATATATTCTCGTTCTCTAATAGTTAGCCTCTCACTGGCAGGCTTTATTATCATTGCTATGGATCTTGAAACCGTTTTCCGGTAATCTCCCACGTTATCTTTTATAAAGTGAACCCATATTGTAGGAATTCCTACAAATCCTCCATCTTGATTAAAACGGCGGAATCCTAGTTGTTGCCATTCCTCCTTTGTTTTAAGTCCCATATAGAGAGTAAGATCATTTATGTCTATCGCAACTCTAAACTCGGGGTGCTCAACAGTTAATCCTAGACGATCGTTACCATCATTTGCCCAGATTGCTTCCCCGTCTTCATCTATTAACTGACCCGTCGCCACTACTTCTTGAATGTCTTTAATAATATTCATCCTGCTTTTGAAACAAGGTGGTTTTTCTTTGGGAGAAGCGTCACCAACTACGTTATCATTTTTCTCCTCAATTACTTCCATAGGGATCTCGCCTATCCAGCCATCGGTCGATTGTACTGGAGGTCGCTGTCTAGACGGCAAGAGTCTTTCTATATCGGTGGGGGAGATCTTTGGAATCTTCCCTCTCCTCTCAAAATCCCTCATCCGATCGAAAAGCTGACCAGCCTTTTTGAATAATTCCATGTAGTCGTCTTCGTTTTTTTTATGTTCTTCATTTAAGTTTTTAAATTCGTTGTTCATTGTAAATCCTCTCGGTTAGTTGTGTTAAATTTATTCATCAATTTGAAATAATAAGAAATCTCTTCCCGGCTTAACGGTTTCCATCTGTTAGCACAAACTTTACAGAATCTACCGTTATCAGTAGATCTCTCTCCATGCTTCATACGGCAATGCCTGCTGGGACACTCGTAATCCCCCAGCACAATCCCGCAGCCATATTCACCAGATCCTCCGCACTGGTTCACTGAACATTCTAAACAAAAACCCTCACTGACCATTGTTGGATAAGTTTCTTTAGTGAAACGGCCACAGTTAATACACCTTTTTTCCCGGTTTGACATTAAGAATGCTCTCGGCCAAGCTGAATTCAGGATCAGTAAGAGATTTAGCCAGTAGCTTTACCCCCAGCTCCCTCGCATCGATCAGTCCCTGGCTATCCAGACCCCTGGACTTCCTCCACTTGATTAACACTTCCCATTCGTCTGGATTCATCTTAGCATATAATATAGACTGGTCATTATCTGTTGACGCTTTGCGTCCCACGCTTACCCCCCTGGAAACATTCTTCAGGCGTTAAACCTAAAAACTTACCGATCTCAACAATCTTCATTCTCCAATTCTTGTCCCTCCACTGCCCCTCGTAGCGGTGCATTAACTTACTCATCTCAGACTGGGAATAACCCTTGCCTAGTTTTTCCCCTATTTCACGCTGGGTTACACTGGATTTTCTTAACCGTGCAACAAATTTGTCGCTGAGATCTAATGCAATTGACATGGAGTGTCCTTTATTTATTTGACTTTATAATCATACAATATTATTATGATTTTAGCAAATATAGTTTACAAAAAAAAAGGAGATACAATGTCAGGAACCCTTAACAAAACCATTCTTATAGGACGACTTGGTGCAGATCCTAATAGTGCGCCTACAGAAAGTGGTATAACTCGATCCAGATTTTCCATCGCAACAGATGATACTTCCTTCAAAGATGCTAACGGGGAACTTCAGCAGCGAACTGAATGGCATAATATCGTAGCCTGGAGACGCCTTGCTGATATCTGCAACCAGTACTTGACTAAGGGAAGCCTTGTTTACGTTGAAGGTAAAGCGACTACCAGGAGCTGGGACGATAAAGAAGGAAATAAAAAAACTACCCATGAAGTGCTTGTTGATCACATGACAATGCTGGGTAATAGTAAATCCAACCACGAAGCAGTTAGCCCACCAAAGGATAAATCCACGGCTTTTACATCTGAAGGAGATGTTCCTTTCTAACCCCAAAAATTTTCAAAAAATAAAAATAAATTTGCGAGGGGGGTTATATATAGAAAAGCCCAGACGTCAAAGGGGGGGGTCATCACCCCAGTGATGCCCCCAACTAATCCTAATTGATTGTTCCAAAATTGGAAAAGAAAAACCCCCCGATGTTTTGGGGGGTTTAGATGCTGGTGACTAGCCAGCATTGGAGGAACTACAAAAAGGAATGATAAAGCGTTTGAAGAGTAAAGCATACCGAGGTAATAACTACGTAGATTTTTA